TGACAGGGGATAGTAGACAGGAAATGAGAAATATACGTGATTTAGTTCCGAAAAAGGATTATAAAGGTATAGCAACAGAACTTAGAAAGATGAAACGTCTTTGGGCCGGTAAAGGGCTTGATGGATTGCTTGAAAGACGTGAAGCAGAAGCTAATTTAGTTGAAACTTGCGCTTAAATGAGCAATTTAATTAGTGAATTTTTTGATTTTAATGGGCCATGTCCAGATAATGTTCCTAATTGTCAGGAACTTCGTGAACAATATCAAAAAGATATACAGACAGTACGCGATTGTGGCTGTCGGCCGTGTGCTGAAACTAGGATTAAAGTGAAATATATGGAAATAGTCTGGAACGCTTTTATGGCAACGCTAGGCTAGGGTATATGTTTAAACGCTCTATAGTATTTGTAAAATTTTGACGCGTAGGTACGCTCAAATTGACGTGCATCAATCTCACATTCGTTCCTATAATAAGCGTTAGTGTTCCGTTCAACGTCATCATCTGTGTAATTAATCTTTGAGGTCCCCACTTTGTATACCCTTGATTGCATCCAATGTCGAAACTCGTGAAGAAAATGATTAAAGAAAGCTCTCTTTCGTTGTATTTTTGATGGTCGGTTGCTGTGTGTGGGGTTACCACATAGACGTATTTTATCTGTCTTAAAAGTGTAATCACTAAAATCTGCATTATGCATAATCTGTAATGTTAAGACTTTACGTCTTGTGCTTATAGTAGGTTCAAGCTCGGCGAACAACAAAGAAATAGCGGCCTCCATAGCGTTTAAGTTGACATCGTTTTCCTTAAACCATGGAACAGAGTTCTTTGTAGGTTTTAGCTTGAATACAATCATAATGGATTATTAGCTGTATATGGTATAATATATTATAGTAATGGAAAACACAACTGAAAACAATGACGTAATCGAAGTAGTCACAGAACTTACAGTATCTGATATAAAAACACTGGATTTTATCCTCGATGCGTGTCTAAACGCAAAAATGTTTGCCGATCAGAGCACACCTGTCGTGGAGCAATTGAGCACAAAGCTTAAACAGCTTGTTACTAATTTAGAACGCTCTTCGTAGGAGATGTTGGTTGACGTTATTCTTAAATATATGTATAATGTCGACATTGAAGTCTATAGCTTCAGTTTGTGAAGAGTTTACAGATACTATTCTTGTAGATAAAAAAAAGAATAGTATTATTGTTAATGTAAAGAAGCAATGGTTTGCCACACTTAATAGACGACTTCTATCAATGCACTGTATCCTTGTGCATAAGACACCCATTAGTACTGGGTATACCTGTACATATGTTTATTCGGAGTAAACGTTGATATTACGTAAGGTATCTGTTATAATAATCGGATATGCTAGTTTTTGATCCGATTGCTCATTCCTATAAAAATGAATTTACAGGAGAAATATATACTTCCGCTTCAGCAGTTCTTGCTAAATTTAAGAAACCATTTGAAGCTGATGTTATTGCCGAACGTGTAGCAAAAAAAAGAAAGTGCACCGTTGCTGAGGTAAAGGCAGAGTGGAAGCAGGCAAACGACTTTAGTAAAACATACGGCACTGAGATTCATGCTGTTATTGAACAGTATAATAAGATGGGTACATACGATATAAAATACGTCGATATTATTCAAGCTTATATAGATCTTGATCTTATTGATGCAAAGCGTGATAATATCCTGTCTGAGCAACAGGTATATAATCATGAATACAAAATTGCAGGAACTGCAGATATTATTCGCTTAGAGGATAAAGGTGGGTTTAGTGTTTTTGATTTTAAAACAAATAAAAAGTTTAATCTCTATAGTCAATATAACGACTATTTACTCTCACCTGTTGATCATCTTCCTGCATGTGAATATTCAAATTACGCTCTTCAGCTCTCCCTTTACGCTTTTATGTATCAAGGAATTACCGAGCGGCGGGTCAATCAATTAGGTATTATATACTTTGATCGCGAAGCTTGTAAATTTACCCATTACCCGATAAATTATATGAAGCATGAAATTCTTTCTATGCTCAATTATATTAAAAACTAAATGAAATTTATTGATCAAATTCTTCAAAACAGTCAGATTAAAGAAGCTAGGCTTTATGGTCCGTCAAAAAAAGCAGCTGAAAGACCGGAGACAGGCGTTACTATCCAGACACCGGCGGCGTTTCATGTTATTAAGGATTGTGCTACACTAGCTAACAAATATTTACCTCATTTTGTCTTTGGTCATTACGCTAATCCTTTTGAAGTATTAAAGGGGAAGTTTACACAAGAAGATATAGCAGAGTTTATCAATGAAGCAAATTCTGATATTGTTCTAAATCAACTTCTTGCCCTTATTGTCGGTAAAATAAACTTAACCTTACCGCAGTTGGTCCAAACACCTTCTACACCTGTAAGTAATGTTACTAGTTCATCGGATCCCTACGGTGATTATGAATCTTATAGTGATATAGTACCTGTAGCTACTCAGGATACAACCACTTTATTGTGTAACGCCTTCGGTGTTCGATAATAAATAATTAAAATAATGAAATTATTAACTCCTTTCCTCAAGATTCAAAATCAGCTAAGAATCTTTCATTGGCAGACCTCTAGTTACGCCCAGCACAAGGCTTTCGGAAAGGCTTATGAGAATCTCGATGGTTTTATCGATGAGTTTGTTGAGGTTTTTATGGGTAAGTACGGTCGTTCTAAAGCAGCTACTAGTTATAGTATTGAATTAGATAACCTTGGAAGCGATTATCTTGAAGTTGTTAATAGTTTTATCGCCTATCTTATTAGTATTACTGATGAAGTTGACTCTGTTAACGATACCGATCTTCTTAATATTCGTGATTCAATGCTTGGTGAGCTCAATCGCTTGAAATATCTTCTTACGCTTAATTAAGCATTAACATCATAGCCCCAGGTAAATGTATTATCTACACTATCAATATACCCTGTTGACGATCCTGCTATCGTATATGTATCAAAGTACAAGCTACCGATTTTAGATTTATTGGGCAACTGATTAGCGAAATTTACATTATAAACATCTGTTGCAGGTTTATAAAGAGTGCAAGATATATTTTGAATTGACTTTGATACGTACTGAAAACGTATAGTGACAATATAAAAACAATTTGCTGTATCTTTTGCAAGATATGTAAGTATATGATACCCCGTCTCTTTACTATAGTTTAGTGTTGGTTTTTCAACTCTTACTATATCAAGCTCAAGGTCTTTACCAAATAATGAAAACGCGCTAAGTTCATTAAATGTTAAGCTATAATCGTTTTTTACTGGGTAGATTTGATTTGCTTGATTATTAACAAGATCGATTATATAAATTACCGGATAGATAGCCTTATAATTTGATGCACTTAGCTCATAGTGTAATGTTGTAGCAGCTACCATAAGCTTGTTCGAACCTTCATCAAACCACACAGTAGAAAATTTTTCTAATTCAGGATAATTGCCTCGTTTAAATGTAGTATATGGTGTCGTAGGAGCAGTTATTTGATTATTATCGTAATTGTACCCAAGCTTATTAAAAATAAGGTAATTTTCTGTTTCAATTTGAAGAATACTATAGTATATATCGAAATTAATTGTCTTGTTATAAATTTCATATTGTACACCTGATGGTAGATTTAGAAATGCTGCGCTTAAAACACCGGACACTGGTCCAATTGTTGTGCTAGCTGCATTTCTAAAATAAAGGTCGCCGTACTCAATATTTTTTGTATAGTAGATAGAATTCTTTTTTGTATTAATACCTGATAGTGAATAATCGAGTACTGTGTCACTATTAGCAAGTCGTTGATTTACAAAATTTGTTGGTTCATTGTACGCGTAATTGTAGGTAAGTACGTCACATGGGCCGGTATTTAAGTTAGGGTCCCAAAATACATTACCATCATACGTTTCTGTTATATATGTATTGGGGTTAATTAAGAAGCTAGCTTGATTACTAAAATTCGCTACACCATTTGGACTACTAGGCTGCGGAGCTGCGTCAGCGAGTGTATTATAGTAAAGGTATGAATTGTTGGGTGTAAAATTATTTTGATCGCTTGATACATCAGGAAGTAGCCCGCCACCAGGCTTTGTAAACACAACACCGTCAGCGACAAAACATTCGTACGTATTAATATTAACGAAACCGTACTGTATATCATTTGTTTTGAAATCATATGATTCTATAACTATTGCTTGTTTACCGTCGTTGAATGACCCTCCATTATCAATATACTTTGTACCGTCAGGTAGCGTACCTATTGAGTATAAAGGCGTGTTGTGATCGGTATTGATAATTTCTGTTATACTTGTTCTCAGTGTAACGCCCGAATAGTTTAGAGTTGATCCGTATGGCGTGTATGTTGTTCCTTGTACGTTTTCTTTCGCTACGTTCCAACCTGGCCAATTTATATCTGTACCGGTTAAGTTAAAAACGTACCCGTCAAAGACATAATCTAAAAATTTATTACTACGAGCTATCGTACTAAATTGCTTATTAAAAGCGGATTTATATAGACCGTATTGATTACCGTATACGTCACTCTTGTACTGTACAAGTGTTTTATTAATAGGAAGGAGAGATTCTTCACGCTGATCAATAGGAAACTGATTAATGGGCGCGAGCGGATATACATCGATATTACTCCATAGCGTCTTTTCATTGCCAGTAAAAAAGTCTTGAGGATCGGCGTATCTCTGTATACCAGAATCAGTATGATTTAAAGTTTGTTCTCTAGTTTGATAAGCGCGAAAGAGCTGAAAATATGGGTCACTAGCAACGTCGCCCATTTTGTATTGATTACTATAATCAATTTTATTGAAATAATTTTTTTCAATAAACGTTAGTGGTGATTGAAAATCAAGTTTTGTATTACCGGAAATATTTCCATATTTTTTTGGATCAGGAAAATAATAAACAGTGTTGGGCTGGAGTTTTGAAAGATCAATAACCGGCGTGAAGTTAAAATTTGTAAACGTTGAGAGTCCTATTTTATCAGGCTTAAAAAATAATCCGATATCTTTTTCGGTTTTTAAAAACTCTTCACTAGGAACTGCAGCAATAGTAGGATAGCGCTTATTGAGTGTGTTTGCAAAATCAGCATCGGCGGTAAAAAGGAGACCTGAAGTATAGGCAGTAAAGGTGTCCGTGGCAATAAAGTAAAAATCCGTACCAATATATTTGGTTATTTCTTGACTTATATTTTGAAGGTTGAGATTATTAACGTCGCTATTATTAGTCGTGTTTATAAAATCGCTATCTTTAAGTAAATTGAGCTGATCGGAATTAACCAGAGGATCAATTGTAAAATTATTTGTTCCGAGTTCAATAGTATAAAATGGATAGCTAAGGATAGCTTTTAAAACACTTTGATTAAAATTAAGAAATAAATTAGGATCAATATCTGCTTGATTGAGCTCGAAAAAGCTTTTTCTCGACCCTGATGTTACGTTGTAGGCTGAAGCAGGTAGAGTAGGACTAATATCGTAATAATCTGTATAGGTATCGTATAAATCTTCGATTTCAATAGCGATGCTACCACTAATAGTTGAAAGAGAGAGGTTTTGTGTTGTAAGTTCTGATGTAATATTTTTTGATTTAAGAGCATTAATAATATTAACGTATAGTAAACTCTCAATACCTACGTTTGATCCTTTTAAATTATATTGTAATGTAGCGGTTTGAACTGTGTCACGTAACGTACTGTAGTAAATACAGATATCTTTGATTTTTTGCGCAAAAAACGGTACAGCGATTGCTAAATCACGCGAATTTGTAATATCGATATTCTGTAAATACCGCCGTTCATCAACGGATGTGTAATTAATTACAATTTCATTTAATAGATTGGTATAGTACGTTTGTACACCGGTTGAAGCTTCTATGTTACTAACTCCTTTTGCTTGATACCAATTATTAAGATAGGATTGATAGCGATTTAAGAAATCAGCTGTTGTTGTAAATAATTGTGTATTGTACTTAAGCCAGCCAGTGAATGTTAGTGGTTGAAGACGATCAATAGGATCTGCAGGAGGATTAACTGCAGTAATTGAATTGCTGAGTCTTTCATCAATGTATTGTAGAATCTCGGCCATGGAAATATTTAGCTATTTTAACTGTTGTACGTAATATTAGCAGCTGAAGTAAACAGTCGTAACCCTTTATTTAATTCATAGCTAAGTAGAGTCTTTATAATACCATTATTTGAGCTCCAATCAACATATGCACTATTAGTAGGTTGTAATGTAGTATATGTATCTTTCCAATTTATAACGTTGTCGTAGTATGTGTTATCAAAAACGGGGTTATAATAAAAGAATTTATAGTAATTGCCAATTTTAATACCAGTAACGGAATTTGGTGCTACCAACCCCCAACCCCACGTTGAATTATAAGCAGAAAGTGGTACCACGGAGCCATTATCGTATTCTGTAAGAATATTAACATTGACGAGAATATAATTTCCTGAGAATATCTCCTGAGCTACAATTGGCGTACCGTTAATAAAGGTACCTGTAGCTAAATCAATACTTGAACTTAAATTAATTCCATAGGTACTATTGGAAAATGTTGTACCTTGAGGATCAAAATTTAAAGCATACTTACTACTACTACCCCATAATATACTTTGTTTAATAGATAGTATGTCCACCAACCTGGCTAATTGCGGCGGGAGAGTTAAATTGTATTGTTCAAAATCTATAGTCAACTCCTTACAAAACGATAACAACGAACTTATATTAACTTTTGTTATATCGGCATTATTATCGACAAAATTAGCGATCTTTTCGTAAACGGTTTTACCAAGCTCGTAGGGTTGCGCGTTTAATCCACCGACAATAACTCCTAAAAATTGATCAAAGAAAACTTGCTTGTCAATTAATGTTTCTTGATAGCGTAAGGAATCATAAAAACCTGCAGCATTCCAATTTTCATTAACCTTAGCAATATTATACTGACCGGTAGAAGGATAGATATTAAAAACATTAGATTGACCGGTTATATTGCGAATTGTACTAACGGGTGCAGCATATTTGTTTAGCCAGTTGTATCCATTCCAATCACCATATGCTTGAAATTCTTTAAGGCCGTCACTATAACCATACTGATTGTTTGTAACGTTAATAGGTGTTGTATAGCTGCTCAGTGCTGGAAGACCTGTGCTGGGATAGGTTAGCGGGATGGTATATTTTGAATTTAATACGCCGGTTGACGGTATACCAGCATCAAACACGTAAATCTTATTATCAAAATTATTAATGACCCAGATATCATTTGATGTATCGCAGGTTATACCGCCAATACTACAGATGTATTCTGTTTTATTATTACCGAGACCTGCTACATAATTAGTAGTGATGCCTGAAACGCCATCTACCTTAGTCAGCGTTTCGGCTCCTTGGATGACCCAGGCATTTTGATTACCGTCGATTGTAAGATTACCGATTTGCTGAAATCCGCTCAAAGGATAGCCAGGTATTAAGTTACCATTAATATCAAATTTATAGAGATAATCATTCTTATTACTAAAGCCAATACCGTTGGAATTAAGGTTAGTTGCAGTAACCCAGACGTTACTATTTCTATCTATTTGAAGTTGTTCTGGGATAATGCCGGTGGGAAATTGAACAGCTGTAAGAATGCTTGCTCGTAGTGAAAAATTATTCTCGCCTTGATATTTAAATATGGTATTGTAGTCCGGGTGACTATAAGCAATCCATATATTATTATATAAATCTGTATCAATTGATGAAGGTAGAATTAAACTTTCTCCTGCAAATCCACTTAAACTATTATAATCTGAACTCAGTGTGTAATAGTTTGTTATATTAGGTGCTGCGACTGCGATAACATAGCCGTTAGATACATTAATCTTAATAGCAGAACCTGTATCAAAGAGCGTGACCCACAAATTATTCTTACCATCTAAAGCTATATCATTAGGAGAAGCAGCCGAGAGGCTATTAGTTGCAAAAGGATTGCGATAGTCGACGAATGATGTTTGATTGTTAACAAGCGTTGCCATTGCTGATAACGGGTATGTTACTAGTAAATTGCCGTAAATGTCGTATTGCATTATCTTGTCACCGACAGGATCAGCAAACCAGGTCTGGTAGTCAGAATCAGCTGTAGATCCTGAGGGTGCAACAGTCATTGCATAGACATTATTTGCGCTTATACTATAATTTGTATTGTTGGAAAAATCGATCATAACGGTATTATCGAACCCGTTAATGTCCTCTTGACGTAAAATTCTAAGAGCGGAATAATATTGAGGTACAGCAATCCAATTAATAAGTGTATCTTTCAAATAATAAGGTGGATCAATAACATTAACAGAGGCTGTAAGTATACAATTTTCCGTACTTTGTGATGCGGTAAAATATCCTTTATAAAAGGCACCTACAGACTGTAGAGCTTGTTCGGCAAAATCTTCATAAAAGGTGACACCGCTGAGTGGTGTATAACCGTCACCGTTATTGTGTACAATTCCTGTTTGTACATCATAATACTCCTGCGGGTTATTGTAGATAGGCGAATTTACGCTAGTAGATGAGGAAAGCGGGGTGTAATTTTTTGTAGTAAAATCTTGATTGTCCTTAAATTTTATAACATACGGAATTTCGGTATTTTGCCAGCTAATGTAAGGAATATCGAAGGTATGGTCGACAGGTATACCTTCACCGTCAATACCTGTAGTTGTAATAGAGAGGTGATCGGCAGGGTTATATCGTGTTTTTATACTCGCAAATACAGCAGGATCTAAGTTTTGAAATCCATATGGTGGATGCTCAATATATTCAAATGCATTAGTACGTTGAGTATAAGCGTCGTTAAATTTTGCACTATCAAGTGTAGCAAAAACTATAATAGGAGATGCATCAGTTAATAGATTAGCAGGTGCATCATCTGTGTACCAAAATTGACTCGTACCAGTAACTCCGGCAAGCACACTACCTGGATCAAAAGCTTGACAGAGTTGTAACTGGTTATTTTGAATATTAACGTAGATTTCTTGTAAATCTGGTTGTATTTTATCGACAACAATGTAATCAGTATACCCGTTAATAGTTGATAGTGTATAAAAACGGCTTAAAGAGCGAAGATGCGACCACTTATCGTAAATATCTCCTGGTACGTAATTGTACGCACCATGTGCTCCAGATGCATAAAGATTAATTGTATACCCTGTTGCACTTAATGCTGAATAATCCTGCAGCTAAAATGCGCATTAAGTATTAGAGGGTCAATTAATTTACCAACAGGGATATCATAGATTAAACTCTTATAGTCCTGAAAAGCAATTTGTGTTGAAATATAGTTATAAATCTGTACTGTAGTTGAATACGTACTATCGTACGCATTACCTTGCCCGTCATAAACGGTTAGTGTTACATTATACTCGCCAGGCCATTGATAGTTGTGTGTTGGTTTTAACTCTGTTGAGAAATTTCCGTCACCGAAATCCCAGCGTAGTATTTTATTAGAGATATTTTGTGCACCGGAGAGAATAGATGATGTTGTTAGATCAGGTATAAATGTAAGCGGTGTATTGCTTAGTGTAAAAGACGATAGCGTATTGCTATTTGTATAGTCAACAACATCATAGTATATATACGTATAATTAAGCTTAGCTGGCATTAGTATTCTCTAGTTAGGGTCTGAATGGAAGGCGTTAAGACATCAATTTGATTAATAAGGGTAGTAGAATTTCTAAGGTATGGAAACTTAAAATATGGTAAGGGTACATTCTGTGTATAAGCGTGTATATCGTTATATGGATAAACGGGATTATAAATCAACAGACTGACTCCTGGGACGGTGATAACCTGGCCGTTAGCGTCTGTATATTGTGTTATAACGTTTGTTACACCATTAATATTTAAAATTTGATTATTTAAATATGAAATATCTATAAGGAGACCGAGATTGTCATTTGTTGTTGCAAAATAGTCAGTAAAAATACCTGCAATAATTTTTTTAATAGACATGGCATCATTTATAGATGCAATATCTCGGGTAATTACTAATCGCGTGCTATCGGAAATAGATGGGGTGAGCGCGAGACCGGGTGTATTAACACCTAGGCTAACTTCAACATATACAGGGTCATTAATGATTAATTCGGCGGTTGTTAATTTACTATTTTGTAGATCATTTAAAATAAGCTGCTTTTGAGCATTATTGAGATAATTAACTCTCGTTGATAACGATGATGTTTTGACTAATTTCGGTACAGCGTAGATATATACGTTATTGAAATTACTTGAATCGGCAAATTTAACTTGATTAAAAAGAACACGAGATTGTGTATTAGGATTTGTAACACCGAGATCAAAATAATATTTTAAATTTCCAGAAATATAATCCCAGTTATTTACTACTTTTGTTGAAGTAATAATGTTACTATAGTTTTTATTAATATAATTGATAAAATCGTCAGGTGTAATTAATCTATATTGGCTTCTGAAAGTATTCGGGGCATTTTGTTTTATACTATTGACGCTTTCAGTAGCAGCAAAATTCGTTGATATATCAGTATTTGAAAATACTATATTAGCTGCTTCTACTGATGTAATTAAATTTAAATTAGGCGAAATAACATTTGTTTTAATAGTATTAAATCTTGCAGTATTGTAAAAAAACAATGGCTTGTTGTTTAGTGCACTTGGTCCAACCTGTCCCTTGACGCCAGCAGATTGTAGATAATAAACTGCTACTTGAGCTCCGGGCACTAATTGCTGACCTGTTATACCGTCGCCGAATTTTATCTCATAGCGGCCGTTTTCGTTTAATCTTATCTCGTATTTTAATGCTGTAGATTTCTCTAGGAATAACGATGCGGTAGGCGTCCAGAGATTCCATATTGCATTTGGATCAATACTATTTTTAACATAAACGTCGATATTAAAGTGATCGATGATAATGTTTTGTGCGTTGGGACCTACAACAGAGAGCGTTAGCACCTCGAAAGGTGCGCCGGCGGTAGTATATGTCGGATATTCTGTATATGTTCCTTGATATAGAAGATTATTATCCTGAAGGTCGGTAAGTGGTGTTGTGTTACCGCTACCGTTTTTAGTAAATGTTATATCGCTATTAAATGAATAATTAGTACCATTAATATTAAAATAAGAATAACGAGGTATTGTATATGTACCGTTTGTGAGATTAGAATTAGCGGTTGCCTGGAATGGTAGAATTGCTGTTTGATTACCTATCGGATTATATCCAATAAGCTTAACAATTTTATTGACGTTTTCATATAGCTCTGCTGTTGTAAGTGTGGTTTCCGCGCTTGTTCTGTTAAGATAAAACAGCAGAACGTGATATGCATATGCAATAATATCTATAATAGATGAAAGATTGCTACCTTCGTATTTTTGATCTGTATAATTATTTGAAGAATTAAGCCTTGTAATAATAAGATTCTTCAAGCTTAGAGCATCGAATGATGCGTATGCGTTTACTGGAAGATTGAAGTCGTTAAACTGATTGTTGTTATTTGTAGCCATATATTATTGCGATGTGTAGATGAATCCTGAAGTACTTAATACTCCATTTACATAAAAACTAGTTGTACCTAATGATGGTACTCTAAACACAATAGTGACGTTATATTGTTGAAAATCGGGTTGTGCGATAACAGAGACCTTTGTAAGAGACACTCTGGGCTCAAATGTCGATACACCACGAACAATCTCGTTACCTATGATATTCGCCATATCCTCGTCACAGGGTTCAAAAAGATATTGAACTAAATTCAAACCAAAGAGAGGATTTAAAATTTTTTGACCTGGAATAGTTAAAAATAAATTTCTAAATGAGTTTTTTATTGCACCAAGATCGTAATCAGCGACTATATCGATGATTTCAGGGTCTTTAAGTAATTCGTCATGTTTTGTATATGAGCCGTAAGGTGGATCGTAATAGACTGGCGTGAAGTCTAGGTGTAGGTCATTGTATGTATAGCCTGCATTAGATTTTACAGGCTTTTCAGTCAATGAGTTTAGTTTAATAGAAGCCACATATATATTTATCGGTGTTTTACGTTTCAATACATTGGTTTATTGGTCCTTGAGCAATAAATAATATTACACATGAAAAAGCGTTTTTTGAAGCTCTATGAAAGCTGGTTAACTAGGTATAACCACGGTGGTTTTCTTCAAGGTGATATTGTTAAATTTAAAGCTGATGCCTTAAAGCATGATTTCATCAAAACACAAGCTGATGACCTTGTTAAGAATATTAAAGATATAATTAAGGATGGCCGTACCCTTAGAGTTACAAATGTTGTAAATAAATTTCCTGCTGTTATGGGTGCTGGTAATCCTAATAATACAGGCCCGGACTTTACGGTTGAAGTTGGACTAGATGAAGGTGGTGGTAGAATTATTAAACATACAATTGTACACGTTGGAATGATTGATAGGATCGATACCGTCCCTGGACT